GGTTCGCACCGATACCGAAGCCGGCACCCTGGCGAGCCGTGACACCGATGGACGGTGAGACCAGGTCCAGGACCGCAAAGACAGCCGCGGCGACGATGGCGATCGCGACGACCTCCTGGAAATCGATGCCCTTCCGGGGAACAAGGACGGCAGCGAGGCCGACAGCGATACCCTCAATCAGATACTTGATGGCGCGATTGAGAACTTCAGACAGATCCATTTATTATATTTGGAGGGAAGAAATTTTTCTTATTGGCCTGCGGAAACCCTCTAAAGAAAACTTACGTCTTGCCTTCAGAATGTCTGCCCCCACGGAACGCGAGGATTTTCTGGATGAGGATGTTGAAATCCCTGGTCAGAAGTTTGTTTTACTGAGTTTTCTGAGTCCGGAGAAAGTCCTAGCCAACAAGGATGTCTTTCTCTTTTCACGCTTTGTAAAGGATTACGAAATCCAGTATAAGACAAAGAAGCTCGAGGCGTTCCTTGTTGGACAAGTCAAGGGGATCAATGATAAGCTGGAGGCGGAGGCTGTAAAGTTCGAGAAGGCTGATCTCTCAGGTGCTGCTCTCATCTGCCGCTCGAATATGCTGAAGATTGAAGACCTTGTTGCTGATATGGACAAGTACGTCCGTTCATCAACCAAGGAGATCCAGGAGACGCGCATTAATGAGGACTATGATGACTTTCTCTACAAGAATCGTTCAGGACTCGAGGAAGAGTTCTTTGCGAAGAATAACTTTAGGACAACTGTGCGTGGGCTGAAGGTGCGCGGTGTCTATGGTACTCAGCCTGAGGCCGTTGCGCGTTCAAAGAAGCTCCAGCGCAATGACCAGGTTCACAATATCTTTGTAGGTGAGGTCGGAAAGTGGCTTCCGTGGGAGCCTGACCCCAACTCTGTAGCTGACCAGGAATATGCGGAGGATCAGCTCAATATGCTCATGAAGAAGTATAAGGAGAATGAGGACGCACGCGAGACATTTGTAGCGAACCAGCGCAAGGAGGCTCGCGGAGTCAAGACAATGACTGGTACGAAGGTCAGTGAGGAGTCGGACACTGCGTTTCTCTTTGGTCCTACAGCGGCCACAGGGGCCGCCAAGTCAAGCTACGACGGAATGTTCTCTGGTCCCGCAGATCTTGCTCTTGAGCGCAAGATGAAGAAGAAGGAGGAAGAGTAAATATTTATTTGTTATAGGTTTTTTACAAAAACACTTAACAAACTAGTTTATGACATAGCACCTACAGGAGTGCCTGTAGAAGGAGGATTAATAGGGATACACTGATCACTCTGGCAGAAGGTACCCTCGGGGCACGCAGTCTCGCGCTTGCAATCATAGTTTGCGAACCCCTGGATTAAGCCGGGAAACGCGCGCTTCATCCACGGAACGAGTAAGAGAACAGCAAAGAGTATAACGAGCGCAAAGCCGGCAATACCGAGTCCGTATGTAGATTTGGCCATATCTACTCAGTGTGGAGAAAGCTTCCAACATCGTTCGGATCAGAAGGTTCAACATTGAGTTCTGAAACAGGAGGAAGTGAAGGAGCGTTCTGTGACTTACAATATCCATTCATACACCGTAATGGATGTGCGCAAGAAGCCATGCCTACTCCACACATCGACCCTTCACGTCCACCTTCAAACCCTTCAGTCGCCTTCGTCATTCCGTACCAGACCGTTAACACACATGCCATAAAAAGTATACAAAGAGCGGCTATTAGGTCAGCGTTCATTCCCTATCTAGTTGCTCTTCCGAATGTTTATAGGCGGACCCTTCAAACGTCTCGCAGCATTCGGATCATATTGGTTCACATCCTCCTCATCCTTGTGCCGGTAGTGTGCTTCACTGTGTTGCCAGAACTCGGGCGCACCAATACGGAAATCTGTGTGCATTTCGGCCTTGTACCAGAAAATACAATCTTCTAGCTTATTGCTCTGCGAAGTATTATCAATCACGAGGCATTCATAGTTTGTTGTACATTGATCCATAACCTGACAGAAAAATTCAAAAGAAGGGAATGCGGATCCATAGTTATCAAAAATGCGCTTGCGATTTGTCATGTAGGGTTCACGAAGGATAAATACATAGTCTACGTTTGTTCGGAGAGCCGGCTGAATACCGAGAGGATACTGCATCGTAATCAAGAAGAATACTTTGAGCCAACGACCGTTCATGAAAAGATAACGAATATTCTTGTCATGTGTCCAACTATCGTCATACATACAGTCATCGAGAATCATAAAGGATCTCGGATCGTAGCGAGATTTGAAGTTTTCACCATACTGAGCCTTTTCACCCATGATTTTGCTCATAATAAGCTTCTGACGTTTACAGAAATTTGCTAATATAATAGGCGCGAACTCGCCATGGATAAAAAGCGGCGGAATCATTTTTCCATAGAAACTATTAGATTCTTCTGTCCCACTGATTACAGTGCCAAGTGGCATATCCTGGTGGTGAAAAAGCAAGTCACGAACGAGAGTACTCTTACCCGTACGACGGCGTCCAATAAAAACTGCCACTGCGTCCTGAGGAATTTTTTTCATGTCAAACTTGCGTAAGGAAACATTCATTGCGCTTGCGGCAGCCATTCTATACCATACGCGCCTAAAACGCGTTTAGTGTCAATACGCGAATCCTTAACCCCGAGAAGAATAAATGGCGTGGGATTCGGCGTTTCAAAGTATAGTGATACCTCCAATAAAAATCCGCAATACAGAAGAAACTATAGATATTAATGGATACCGGGAGATAAAACTATATCATCCTGGACTACAGAATCTTGGATGTGCTCAAGGAAACTATTGGTTGGATCAAGAGTTTTGTTGGAAAGGACTAAAAAGCAAGACAAGCCGAGGTGAATGTGAAATTGAGTTGACAAACGGCGCCACACAGCCGTCCTTTTGTAAAATCACCCATATATTGGATCCTATTCGGTGGGTTAAGAATAGATATGAACTTTCACCTCTTGCCACACATCGTAAATCATGGAAGCGGGCACAGGATAAACTAAATGATCCAATGAATCAAGCATATGTAGAGGCAGTCACATATTATTGTGTTTCAAAGCTTCGTGAAATGGATGTATCTCCTCATTTTCCGTATTCATATGGATCATTCAGTGCTATTGCGGAAAACTATCGTTTTAATATAACTGATGAGTTTGACAGTTATAAAAATACACGTTGGTTTTGGAAAGCACGCGATAGAAACGCATTTCGTCTTGTGATTGAATCCGATGATACCCCTTCAGAAAAAGAAGAATGGACTCGCCGTCCATCCTTTATAGATGACATTACTTCAGATTCAAGCTCGGATTCAACAGATGATTCTGAAAGTAACTCATCAGATGAATCACTTGCTGTAGATGCTATGGATGAAAAAGAAGGTAGTATTCGCACTGCGGATGATTTAAGTTTCAAATCACAGAGTTCGGAAGAGGCATCTGAGAATGAGTCTGAGGACAATACAGATGAACTTGACCCGAAATTTTATATTGAACTTCAAAATATTCCTGTAATGATGATGTTCCTAGAACGGAACGATGGAGTAATGGATGAACTTCTAGAAGATCCAGATCTAGTTGGCGCTGAACCAGGTACAAATGGATGGGATGCGATTTGGTCCGCATGGATTTTTCAAGTCATTGCGGCGCTTTGCGTGGGACAAGCAACATTATCACTGACACATAATGATCTTCATACGAATAATATTGTCTGGGCAAAGACAGAAAAGAAATATATATATTACTCTACACGCGATGGTACTCGCTGGAAGGTACCGACATATGGAAAGATCTTCCGTATTATTGATTTCGGCCGCGCAATCCTTCGTATAGGTGATCGTGTTGTCTATAGTGATGATTTTAGATCTGGAAATGATGCTGCTACACAGTATAACTTTGGCCCTCTACAAAGTGCTCGTGGACCTGTAGTGACGCCGAATCCTTCTTTTGATTTAACACGGCTCGCTGTAAGTTTATTTGAAAATCTGTTTCCTGAGGAACCGAAGCTAAAAACAGATGGAGATGTCCTATCAAAGGAAGAAGGTCTAGAAGTCTTAGAAACAAAGTCAGAATTGTATAATATTCTGTGGAAGTGGATGCTTACACGATCGGGTGAAAATGTATTGATTACGCCCGATGGTGATGAAAAATATCCAAGTTTTGATCTCTATACAGTTATCGCTGCAGAGTGTGAAGGGGCACGACCGCGTGATCAAGTTCATGCGAAGCCGTTTTCTGACTTTATTATGGGACGCGCAGCCATTCCAAAGAATGAAAAGGTGTATAGTTTATTCTTTTAGAATCGTGGAACACCAACCTGTAAATCAAAATCAGGATTGATCTGCGGCTTTACATCTCCGCCACTTGTCATCGGAAAACTCGGTAGTTTAATTTCCGTAAGAAATGATCCAACATTTGTTACGGAATCGGGTACGAGCTGATACAGAAATGTCACCATAATCGCGCCAATAAAGAAATCACGGATCGCCGCCTTTATCTGAAATTCTTCCTTCTGAAGGTAAATTGTTTGCGCAGTTCCAAGTGCTGATATGAGTAAACCACCAAGTAGAACTGAGATGTAAAGGGTTGTATTCTCAAACATTACTGCCCTTCTTCTGGAAAAAAGAAGCGCATTTTGTGCGCACGTTTAGGCGAGTTCTTCGAAGTCAATCGTATTTGAGGGACCATCTAGATCTTCAAAGTTGTCCATTGGCTCCGGAGGTAAATCAAGTGTCTCGATGCGCTCTATTTCTTCTTGTTCGTCATGAGGTGACGCTGAGATTTCATTTTCATCGGGATGCTCGGAGCTAAAGATCTGATCCATATTTGTAAATCCAACCGAGTGTTCGGTATCTACAAAAAAGGTCGGTGCTTGTGTGGGCACAGGTGCTTGTGTGGGCACAGGTGCTTGTGTGGGCACAGGTGCTTGTGTGGGCACAGGTGCTTCCTCCTTCGTAACGACAACACCACCTTTCTGTACTGGCGTAGGGACTACAACTTCAGGCGTGGGTGCCATAACTTCGGGTAAAGGTTCTGGGACAGATACAACTTCAGGTACCGCAACTTCAGATACAGGCACTTGCGCAACTTCAGCAGCTGGTGTTGCCACAGATGCTACAACAATCGGTTCATCGGCCGTGTTAGCTAAGTCCTCATCTTCCTTCTTATCTGTTTCCTCATCCTCACCTTCATCATTAAGGTATTCCCGAAGGATTGACTTAACCGGCAGAAGGCTGCGAATGGACTGCTGAATACCTTCCTGGATCAGAGTCTCAATCTGCCTCATATTCTTCTGACGTTCAATACTGGGACCCTGCTCGGCAAAAAGGAAAGCATTGCCCCATAGAAGACGACCCGTCTCTCTCAGAGTCCTATGTAGAAAATGATCCAGTTTAGGAATCGTGATTTGTAACTTCTTCTGTTTTGTCGTTATCCGAATAGCAGAAAGAACCTTCGTATGAGCAATAAAAACAGCGGTGATGAGATCCTCAAGATAGTCACAGTTAGAGTTCTTTGTGATTGTGTCCGTTTCACGGATAACCTTATCCTGATTCCAATCCGGAATCTCTTGAAGGAGTGACTGGAAGTTCCAAAGGAGACGTTTCGGATCCTGATCCTTCTCCTTCGCAACCTTTATCAAATCTAAAAAGAATATTTGAATACACGGTCCAAGAATCTGACATAACTGACGAGTGTACTCGGACTTTGCGTCAGCATATACGTTTATTGAATCCGAGCCGCTATTCATAGTTCCTAACTTAATAGAATTTCTGATAGAACGATTTGAAACGCGAAGATTTTCTAAGACCAGAAAAGGATGGTGAAAAGATATTTCATCTCTTTTGCCTCTGAAACAGGCATAAGTAATGTAGGGACATCAAATCTTTTACCTGCTCTTAAACGTCTTCTACAGCAAGCCGCCGATATAGATATGTTTGATGATGTACGGGGGTATACAGAAAATGATTTAAAAAAAGATAATGCTTTCTGGAACAAACATTCTGAGTTTATTGAAAAAAATCCTCGTGGATTTGGATACTGGATATGGAAACCGTATCTTATCCAAAAAACATTAAATAAAATGAATGAAGATGATATACTCTTATATTTAGATTCTGGTTGTGAAATCAAAGCAAGTGAAAAGGAACGTTTAAATTTATATTTTGATCTTATTAAAACAGATCCCATTATTGCTTCTCTCGCAGATCCTGGATTTGATGACGGTGCTATGACGAAGGCAGATCTACTTGATAAACTTGGAATGAACGATCCAAAATATTTTACAGCTCAACGTCAAGCAACTGCGATTATGATTAGAAAAACAAAAGAGACAGTAAAACTTGTAAATGAATGGTATGAA